CTTCGCCTGCTTGGATTCGAGCTCTCCTTTTAAATCTAGCAGTTCTAGATTAGTGTCGTTTACGACTCGGTTATACTTCTCGTGCGCGTACCACATATTTAATCATTTATAACAGTTTTGAATCATATGCGTATTGCAAATCTACTTTTGCATACTCGCAATTACTAAAAAATATCCTTTTCATCACTCTTATAGACTCTTGTCTATCTTTAACAAAGAGAAACTGTACGTTGGGATACTCTTGAATTACGGTTCTTATATTATGAAAAATATGTTGCGGGTTAGTTCTTATGTTTTTATAGGTTCTTTTAAGCTTGTGAAACATTAAACTCGCATTATAATCGCTCTCCACAAGAACAATCAAATTAGCGTTTTCCGTTTCAGCCCTTTCTATTTCATCACAGAACCTTTCATATCCGCCGCTCAAAGTACCGATTAAATCTTGAATAGATTTTCTTTCTATATAACAATTACAAGTCAAGTCCTTGTCGCTGAAGGCATAGTCTCCATATTTCAAACCCTTAACCTCTGTAGGATAGTCGTCAATTTCCAAAGGACGCTGTTCCCTTGTGTCTATATAAATTTTCCCCCCTTCGTATTTTTCCGGGGAAAATTCCAATGGTTTAGAAATAGTTTTGTATTTTGTAGAAAGTCCAACTTCTTCGCATATTTTATTATAGTCTCCAAATACTTTTTGGTAATAAGTCACAGAAGGGCTCATTAAGGACCTCAGTTCAACTTGGCATGGGGCGAATTCTAGATCTTTCTTTTCTTTTCTGTTGATGAGGAAGTTTTTAAAATACGTTTTAGCGGTTTCTGGGGCAACGTGAGCCATCCATTTTTTCAGGTTGGTTTTATTATTAAACTCTGAAGCGAGATAATTATCCTTGTTTGTAAAGTTTATTAGTTTGTTGTCGTACCTATCTCTTCTAGGGAAATATTTATAATAATACTCTTTGATTTTGAGCTTGTGAGCTTTTAAGTGAGCGTGAAGACTCCTGTCTGACTCAAAGCTTTTTCCGCATTCTCGACAAGTGGAAAGCATAATAATTTTAACCATTTAATACCTCTTCTTCCGTTAGGCCCATGATCCTACATTTAATTTCATCCATACTAGAGAGCTTGTCCACTTCTTCTTTTAACGCCTTTTTTCTTATTTCAGCAAGTTTGATCATTTTATGCCTAGATTCTTCATCTCTCCACATTTCAACAAGGTTTAAAATTGAAGCGTTTTCCTTGATCTGTTTGCTGAGCCTCTGGCTTCGTTTTTCTTTAAGTTCGTTTAAGAGTTTCGTTTGTCGATTTACGCATTGGTTGTATTCTGTTTGAGCAGTGTTAATTGATTCGACTAAGCTCATAGCCATCTTTTTCCCTTCGGTCTCTTCGGCCGCTTGATCGAGTAATTCCTGAAGCCTCTCTACTCTTATTTGAATATTAGATGCAATAACAACTTCTGCGGACAGAACTATGTATTGATCAACCTCCTCTTGCGTTAGATCTGGTTTGTCGTGAGTATATCTAACGAAACTACTTTCGAAAAGCTCCCGGTTACATTTAGAGGTATAGTTAGATATTTGATGCAAAAATCTGTAAGTATGCATATACGCTATAAGCCTAGAAATATTTTTTTTATCTGAAGTTTTAAGGTTATTTCTATCTATACCTTCGTGGACATATTTATTAACTCTCGAAACAGCTTTAGTTTCGTTCTTCGGGGGCGAATAGTCGCTAGGGGAAACTTCTTTTATTATTTCTGATAAAACAACTTTACTGTCAATAGTCTTAACGAATTCGCTACAAGCCCGAAATCTCATGTCTGAAGGGTTTATTTTCTCGCCGAACAAGGAAGAGCTCATATCGGAGACTTTCATTGTCGAACAATTGTTATACAGGAAGTCTCTTTCCTCTTGAGTCAGTTCGTAGGCCTCTTTCCTGTCGGACGTTGCGACGGTTTTTTTTCCTTTCGAAGCTAAGTGCTTTTTTATTGCTCTGCCGTAGATGCTTCTACCGTCCCTAAATTTTTCATCAATATCAGGAAATACTAAAGCTACCAGCTCTTTTATTGCTGTTATACCTTTGTTTTCGTAAAAGCCGTCAACCGAGGCTTCTTCTTCTTTGCTAAGAAGGATTTCTTCTTTCTTTTTCATATATGCATATCCTCCGATACTATTTCTTTGGCTTTTTCTATAATGGATTTTTTTATGTTTTTGATTTGTTTGTATCCGGGGCTTCTGTTTTTTTCCGAGGTTTTATATCCTAGCATTTTCGCTACTTCTTGTTCTGATTTTCTTTTTAAAAAAAGGTTTTGGTAGACTATCCATTCGTTTTCTTTTAGTTTTTTTTTGAGGCGCGCGTTTAGTTTTTCTAATACTGTATCAAAATCAAATTCCTGTAGTTGCATATTTTCAGTTTCATGCTCTACCGATTCCAGAGGCGAAGGAAGCTTAGTCAAGTACGCAGCTTTTTTTGTTTTCTCCCATTGAGCAAATAGCGGACAAGCAGAACTTTGGGTTCCGTAGATGTAGCATAGAGAATCGGACTCTGCGGCTGCGCATTTTAAACAAGGTCTACAGTAATTTCCATAATTGTTTCTGATCAAATTTTTAATTTGATTAGAGATAAGAGTATTTATCCAAGGAGCTAAAGCTTTAGACTGATTATATAAATGCCACTTCTTAAAAATATGAATTCTAATTATCTGAGAAACATCATCAAAATCCATCCAAGAAAGAGCAGTTAGATTCCATCTGCTTTTTCTTTTCCTTATTTCTGAGTCAATTTGCTCTATGCAATCTTCAAATTTAAGCTTCTTTTTTCTCGGCATCCTAAGACTTCTTCATGCTCCCCGCATCGTTTAAGAAGTCCTTCTCAATATTCCCCTTGTTATAACTAGGATCTCTCTCTCTAGACCCTTCCGCTTGTTCTTCTGTCGCGCTTCCTACGATATCCCCCAGCTTATGAACATTCGCGGAAGAGGTTTTTAGATCGAATTCCAACGAATCGATCCCCACCTCAAAGGACTCTTCGTCATCTTCCAACTGAGCCTTAGATTCGACAGCCGCAGTTCGCTTTTTCTTTATAGCGGACGGAGTTGATATATAAGATTGACCGCAGCTAGCGCAAAATTTCGGCTTCTGCATGGAGTACGAATGTCCGGATCCACATTTACTGCAATATAGTTTCATAAATGAATTTACACTATATATTCTATGGTAAAAAAAACTTTTTTCTAAAAAAAAGTGTGTAATCTTTAAAGATATGGAAAACGTCAAGTTTAAAAATTCGGACGGAGTGGAATACGAGCTAATATGGAGAAAGCCCCATTATACTTATAACGCAGATGGTTTATGCCACTCTCCGGAAATGGACAATCCTAAGATCCTAGTAGACCCAAAGCTTAAGAAAAGAAGGAAATTAAGCACTTTAATAGAAGAAGTGACTCACGCTTTCTTTTGGGACAAGTCCGAGAAAGAGGTTGGAAAGTTCTCCTCTGTCCTAGCTGGATTAATTAATAAACAGATTAAGTAATATTCACTTCGGAGAGTTTTGATACGATAAACTTAGTTAATTCTGACCTTACGATATCTTCTTCGCTGAATTCGAAAGTATGGATTCCTTTCTCTTTACTCTCTTTGTTGTCGAAAACGTGATAGATTTTTTCGAAGCCTCCTCGGTTTCCGTTTTTTAAATCTGTCTGCATAGGATCAGCTGTTATAATACATCTAGAATATTTACCGATACGAGTCAAAACCGTAACTATTTCCCGAAAAGAGCTATTTTGAGCCTCGTCAAGCAATATAGCTTTTCCATTCCAGCTCATGCCTCTGGCGAAATTAACCGGATGAATAGAGACTCTTCTTTCCTTTTGAAGTTTTTTTACTGTTTCTTCGCTTAGTAATTCGTCTAATTTATCCATAAATGGTAAATTATAATAATGGAGCTTTTCGTCAGCGTCTCCGGGAAGAAAGCCTAGTCTGGCATCAGAACTCTCTACCGCAGAGCGCATATAAAGAATATCTGAGACCTTACTTTGATTTAGGAGGTTTAAAGCCGCATATACTGATATTAGAGTCTTAGAGCTGCCCGCGGGGCCTTTGCATAAAATAAGCCTAGTAGATTTATCTAGCGCAACTTCTAAAAAACTCTTTTGTTTGTTTGTCCAAGGTAATTCTTCTATGTAAAAGTTATCCTTTGGTTTAATTGGGTCTCTTTGGTGAATTTTGATTTTTCCGTTTGTAACTTCGAGAGAATCAAAGTCTCCCGCGCTTTTTACTTTAGGCATCTTCATGTTATACACTATTTTAAGTGTAAATACCTGTGAGGATTATGAACGGAATCACAAATGCAGCGCCTCAAGCCGTTAACTTATTAAGTCAAGGAGTAACTACAGAACAAGCGGAAAAAGTGGCTCAGGACTTAGTTGGTGAGTATGGATGGCTTATAATAGCAGCGCTTATAGCGATCTTAGCGAAAGACATGATCGTAAATTTCGCGCAAGCATTATTAGTGTTTATGGGGAGTGATTTTAATAATGACGACATAATATATATTTCAGGTCGTCAGGCACGAATAGTGAGGGTAGGTATAAGGACAACCTGCTTTTACATGACAGACAGATCGTCTAAAATGGTCGTTCCTAATGAGCAATTAAAACAGTTAACTATAGAAAAAAAACTAATGCAAAACGGGAAAGTCCCGTACCTGCCATCAGGAGG